GGCAGTTCCTTGCCAAGCGTGCGGAGGTGCGTAGTACATGCCGTGGGCAGGTGGCTCAGAACGCAGTGGCATGGTGGTATGCCCCACCGGCTGATCACCTGAGTAAGGGTTGCTTCCTGGTGCTGTACACCAAACAGGGGTCTATGGCTCCGCTCAAGCAATGGCGCACATACAAACCAAACGAAGTATTTACAGAAGACCATGCTTGGGATTTGTTTGATAACATGCTAGATAACGGCTTTGTTCCGTTCCCTGGTCAGTCACTACCTCAACTCTCTGGAGCTTTTAAGAAATGACTAACAGCATCAAAGAGATGTGCTTTGTCACTCCTGAACTTTTGAAGTGCATCAGCAAGTTGGATATTACGTTAGGAAGTATAGAAGAAGGTAACCATGAGATTAATATCAACTGGGATGAAACTGATCCAGACCTTAAGCCTTGGATAAAGTTAACTGAAGAAGAACAAGCGGAATTTATTCTTAGTTGTTTGAATAGTCAGATGTCTATAACAACAGAAACAAAAGAGTAATCTGTATTGTCCTGAGTAAGACATTAAACTGCTCACCCACTTCAAACTTCATTCCATGTTTTCTTTTATTGCAGCTACAGTTATTCCTTCTGTTTTTCACATTGCTAAAGAGCTGTTGATGACAGCAGCTCTTGCGTTAACTGCTTATGTAGTTAACAAGGTCTGGTCTATGGTCCATGCTTGATCAACCACACTTTACTTTAATTCCATGACAACACAAATTACACAAACTAAACTTGATAAGCTGAACATCCTTGAGCTTTACCAACACTACGATGTTCTCGAACGCAGCCGTCCTCTTCTATCTCCTGACTCCCTCGAGTTGGTCCAAGCTGAACTGGAGCAATGCGCAACGCTACGATCTGAAAAGATAGATCGTTTGTACTATGCACTTGCTAGTCATGAAGATGCGCTTGAACGTATCAAGAAAGAAAAAGAACTCATTGATGATGCAAAGAAACATCATGAGTCCCAGCTCAGCCAAATCAAACGGTTGATCTGTTGGATACGACGTGCTTTGCCTTTGGATTTAAATCGTATTCAAGGTAAGAACTATGAGTTTGTTCTTAGCCGACAACGTCAGTTGTCGGTTGAAATTCATTCGTCTGTAGATGACTGGACACCAGAAGAACAAAAGAAATTCTGTGTGGTCCAAACAGTCACCACAACTAAGCACATTGTGTTAACTTCAGTAGAGGGTGAGGTCCTTGAAGAAAAGACTGAACCCAAAACCAAAACAGAAGTTATCCCTAACATTGATGCATTACGTGATGCCTACACAGAAGGTCAAGCCATTCCCCAAGGAGTTCGAGTTGAACAAAACTACAGCATCCGAAAGAACCGACTGTTCTCCGGTAAACGGGTGGACAGTCTTCCATCCGACGATTACGAAGGGTTTCTACAACAACCTGAAGGCACCTGAATCAGTAGAAGAAGCACTCATCTTGATGAAGTGCTATCAGCAAAGCACTGATGATGTACAGATTCAACTCGATGCAATTGATCTGGAACTCACCATGCTTTGTGAACCAGACGCAGATGTGCTTCCGTACCAGGAGGGAAAGGTGTCTGAGCTAGAGGAACGCAAGCTAAAGCTTTTGGCAAGCAAACGTTTCCATCAGAATGCACGTAACTGCTACTGGTATTACGTTGTTTCAGAAAAAGAGAGTGCCTCTACAATGAAGTAAATAACACTAAGACCATGACTGGTGAAGAACGTTTAATTAATTTGTTGACGTCCTTCACCAGTGATGGATCTCCACTGCCTGCATTGGTTGGTACTAAGCTTGAGAACCATGTGGTTTGTTTGACAGCAGCCATGCTGGCAAACGAAAACCTAGCAAGTAGTATGGAACCTGAAGAGATGGTAGACGCAGCTATCAACTTTGTTACAATTATTCAACAACGTATCAACTGTTACGAAGCATCAAAAGTTCATTCATTAGAAAGATTGTTGGACCGCTGATCATTTTTGCGCTATCCTACTTAAGTTCTTTCTTCTTTCAATGGAACCCAAAGCTCTCCCGCGTATCACAGTTTCTTTCTCTGTTGACCTTGATTTGGAATTTGATCCTTTCAAAGGACGTACGGAAAAAGAATTTGCAATTGCTGTTGAAGATGACTTGATTGATGCCTTGCTTGAGTTGAGGCCTGAAGTCCAGAACGTCTTTAGTTCAATTGTAGCTATTGATACAAATGACTGATTGGAATCCATTGGTGGAAAACCAAAAAGCAATCTTTATGGAAAGGTTGCTTTTGGTGTACCAGCCCCCCAGCCGCTGTTACACTGGTCTGTGGCAGCGTTTCTGCCAGCAAGAGGCAGGTCCCACCTGCCGTTCACAGTTCTTTGATTTTCTTAACGCAATCGAACAGTATGAAAACCAATCCAGAGACAACGCCTAATCCTGGAACACAAGCAGCCATTGATGCTGGTTGCAAGTGTCCCGTGATAGACAACCACTATGGGGCTGGATACCACGGCAACCCTGACGTGTTTATCTACAATGGTAATTGCCCTGTACATGCAGCAGTAATTGCCTGCACAAAAGCAAAGCATGTTCCTTTGTACCAGATCATTAGAAATGAACTTGACCTTAACTGGAATGGCTGGCCTCAAAAACTAGCCAACATGTTTGACTTGATCGCAGATCAAGTTGAAGAACGTGGTGATAAAAACCTGGAGGTAGATCCAACTGAAGTAGCTGAATGGTTGCGCGGCGAAGCCGAGCTTGCTAGAGAAGCTTGATGCCAACCTAAAACTTCTTTATGTTATCTCATGGCACCACAAGAAATCACAGTTGAAACTCTTTACGTCAAGAAGGGACGGCGTTATGTCCCATGGGGAACTACTGTTGATCGCTATAACCATGACAATGATGTCATGCGTGTTGGTCAATGCCGTTTAACCTACTGTCCTGAGCAAGGACACAAACGTTATGTATATGACGTAACGCCTGACACTGCAGCCTTCCTTGCTGCCGCACAAGTAGCTCAACATGCAATGGAAGAAGCAATGCTTCAAAAAGCTATTGCTCAACCCTCAGCAGATCCTGCTCCTTACACAGAAGAGCAGTATGCTTTGATCCATGAATTCAGGCAACGTATGAGCCAACTAGGAGGACTTGTTCCTTCTTATTGGGTGCATGGTACTGCTTACGAAATTGCAAAAGCAGGCATTGATGCAGTTAAACAATTTCAGGAGAATCAAACCAATGACTGATCAACATCCCATAACCCCACCGCCGGAGCTGGTGCAGCAGTGGGAGGGCATGCCACGAAGCCTGGCATTTGAAGCTGCCTACCGCGCTGGCGCCGACCAGGAGCTGGAGGCGTGCTGTGAGTGGCTACAAGATCCCGATCTAAATGTGGACACTTACAAACTCCGTTCCGCCCGCCGTCCCAAGCCGCCGAGTTTGGCGGAGCAGGCGCTGCTCGCTATCGACACCGCTGTTGCTGACGACCGCATCTCCCCAGAAATTGCTCGGGTAACACGAGCCGCCCTGGAGCGGCTGCAAGAGCTGGAGAAGGGCGATGAGTGACATCGAACGCGACGCCGCTCGCTACCGTTGGATCAAGGCCGCCCCGCGCCTTCGTATTGAAAGACTGCCAGACTCTCACTACTGGATTTCTACAGAGACAGGAGAAAAGTACACCGTGACGCACATCCTCTCCGCGTTCGACACGGGTTTCTCCGGCTTACCATCCCTCGACGAGCTAGTTGATCAGGCGATGGAGATGTACCCCATTCCCGAAACAGATGACTGAGCAACTCACAGGCCCAGGACTGGCAGCCGCTGTGCTGTTTTGGTCCATCGTGGTCACACTCTCGATCGCCATGCTTTCGGCTGCTGCATTTTTTGTGGCAATGCTGTGGGCAGCCGCTAAGGACTTCTTGAAATGACCGACCATTTTCCTGATATAAAGAAAATGGTCCCCGAGCGCATCGTGCTGTCTGCCGACGCCTTCGACGTTCTACAGCGCCGTTCCGACCAGCTCGGCCGCTACGACCCTCGCGTGGCCAAAGTCTTGTCCACGCCTGCGCCGTGGATCGAGAGCTGCGACAAAACCTCTACATCTGCAGACCAATGACACTCGCTTATCGCAAAGGCGATCTGATTCGCCTGACAGCGCCAACCATTCAAGCGCAGGCGATGCTCCTGGCTTGCAATAAAGCCGTTGAGCGCCTGCCCCTCACCTCCAGACCAATGAATCAATCTGACTTCAAATCTTTATGCGCTGAGCTGACCGAGTTTGTTGCTCGTCTCACCAAGCACTACTACGAGCCAGCAGAACTGCTCACCCGCGCCCGCGCCGCCCTGGCCGAACCCGAGCCGGAGGGGCCGACAGATGAAGATCTGCTGAATCTGCACGATTGGATGGCGGATGAGTGGGTAGCAAACCACGACTTTGAGTTGCCGCTTAATCAGTACGCCCGCGCCGTCCTTGCTCGCTGGGGCCGCCCCACGCTGCAGCCCGTGCCGGTGAGCGAGCGGTTGCCGAAACCGGAGGATTGCGATGCGGAGGGGGAGTGTTACTGGTTTGATCCCAAAGGCTCAGGAGCTTGGTACAAAGACACATACCAGGGCAACTATTCGCACTGGCTTCCCGCCCACGCCTTACCTGTTCCTATTCCTAAAAACAATGACTAAAACCACTCGCGACATCGACAAAGAATTGTTGCACCACGTTTATTACAACATGGAAAACGGCAACGATTGGGATCTTATTGATAACGACCGCCTGGTTAAGTTGCTAACTGAGATTGTTTCAAGACTTGAGGCAATCGAATACAGACTAAACAAACTTGAATCTTCCTCATGACAATCCCAATTGAAGAGCTTTACACTCTTAAACACACACGTCAATTCTTAATGGATCTTAATGATCGTGAGCAGTATCCACGCATACCAAAACGTGTAAGACAAATCGCACTATCTTTGCTAAAACATTATCCTGATCAATATGTTCTTAATGAACTATGGAACGACCGGATCCAAGAGTCAAGCATCTCTTCACTTACATATCCAACCGACTGTACGCAAAATATGACCGGTTGATCCAGCAGAAGTTTGTAGAAAAATCAAGAGCTTTCCCCTCCGGCTACCTAGAGGGGTATCATCAATGTATTGAAACCATTCAACGCCTCATGAACGAAACACCTGACTTCATCAAGCAACTCCGTCAACCACCAGCAGATACAGCCAAAGCAAAACGGGAAACAACAAAAGAAGTTTCTGATCACATCAAAGAAAACTTTGTGTCTGAACCTGTTGGTTGGGATTTGTTCTTTGGAGAAAAAGAAAAAGAAGCAATGAAACGTTTTGCTCCGTTAACAAAACATGAAGCATCTGCACAAAAAGTTAATGAGTATTTCAGGGATATTGTTAGTGAGTTTCTTATCTGCCCTGATAATATTTCTTGTGCTTTGTTCTACCAGTCAATACTAAATGCAGTTAAACAAGACTATGAACACTACAACACACAAGCAAAGAAACTAGCTAAGCTTTATGATTTACTGGCTGGAAAACAAGAGCAGGAGATTGGCTCTGGATCTACCTTGAAATAAATTTGTTTTATTGAGTTGAGTGCGGTGCGTAAGCGCCGCATTTTTTATTTACATACTCAAATTAGTATTGCAAAAAGTATTTGTGCATCAATTATTTCTGAGGGTGGTTACGAAGGGTTTAGTAGACGTTTCAATATTGCAACCAGTACCACGCCCGTTACCCTAACCACTTCTGGTACTACTTACCATCTTGTGTCTATTTGCATGGCGTCTGGCCGTACGGATAATGTGGTTGTTCCATCTAACCTATCAATGGCCCTGGAACAAACGCAAAACAATAAACCAGACATCATTCAATATCGCGTATTACTTAATGCCACAATCAGTGGTGGTACCTGGACCACTCACTACAATGGTAATGTTCAATACAATACAACAGCAAGTGGCGTAAGCGGTGGTAATGACATTATCGGTGGATACATCGTATCAGATGGAACTCTTAGCTTGTCCGATGTACGTGACTTTAATTTCCAATTGGGTAGGACACAAGCTGGAGTAAGTGATACCTTTACCGTGGTTGCTGCACCTACTATTGCTGGTGCTAAGTGTTATACCGATCTTTCTTGGTTTGAAATTCTTTGATTAGTTCCTTGTTATACTAGAACTATTGACAGAAAATTATGTATACTTCTGCTCCACAGCAAGCTGCCTCTGCGTACGCACCAGCCCCTCAGGCTCCGCAAGGGCAACCACAGGCTCCTGTACCCCAGGCTAAGCCTAAAGCCCCTGCCAAATCCAAGACCAGCCGCGAGGATGTTGGTGCTTTCATCCAAGAGATGATTGCAATGTGTGCTTATGTCAAAGAACTAGAAACTCAAAGCCATCTGATTCATCTCAATTATGAGTCATGCAACTTCCTTGCTGTTCATAAGTTTCTTAAGAAACAATACGAAACACATCTAGAACAGTTTGATACTCTTGCTGAGTTCATTCGTAGCATGGACTACTTGCTACCTATGTGTGGCTGTGGATTAAAAGATGCTCTTCCTGAATTCAATAGTGTAACGTCCTATGATCCTAAAGGAATGTTGGGTACATACTACAAAAATCTTGAAGAGCTTGCCAACAAGGCAAAAAGACTTGAAGGAATTGCACAAAAAATTAGCGCAATTGATATTGCAAACTACATGGCTGATCTAGTAGGCCAATCTTTTAAAGCAAGTTGGTTTATTAAAGCTACGTTAAGAGGTATGTGATTAATGACTGATCCCTCTTTGTTTGAAGACTATTTAAATCAAAAGCGTTCTTTTGGTTTTGCAGAACCAGGTTCTTCTTTTTTACCACAAACTCAAGGTACCTATGAAGATATTGCTGGATTAGAACCTTTGCCGTTGCAACGTATGTTACAACAGATAGGACGACCGTTTACTCAGCTATACAACCAAATTGAAAGAGCAAGACAAACGCCATGGGCATATAAACCAAAAGAAATTAAAGAAATGCTTGCGCCTAATCCTCAGCGAACTGAACAAGTTTTACGACGGGCACAAGCAGTAGAAAAAATAAGGCAAACATGGGATCCATTTGAAGCAGAATGGAAAGAACGAATGAACAAAAGTACTACTACACCAAGAAGCAAACCAAGTCAAGCAAGTTTTGATGCTTTTTCAGGTGTAGTAAGAACTGTTTCTAAAGACCTTTTTGATACTTTAAATAAACAAAGAGTTAGTTATGGAGTCTTGGGTGATATTAGCGATTATTTGCAGCCAGGGCAATTAGAAGTAATAAGGACAGGTGTTATAGACCAATTAAACCAAGGCGTAAGCCCAAGTAAAATTATTAGAAGAGGTTCTGGAGGAAATATAAATACTGGAAGGGGACACGTTGGAGGAGCTGTTAAAAGTATTATTGAAGAGTATCTATCCAATGAAAAAGAATCAAAACCAAAGTCTTCACCACTAAGTATTCTTGACAGATATAGGGAACAAATGAGGCTAACAGAACCGCCTCTTATTATTCCAGGGGTATCCAATCAGTTTGAAGGCGTCTAGTCTTTCCAGTGCTCCAGCCTATGGCAGTTGCAGCATAATGGGATACACTTATCTATTTCTTTTTGGATGGTCTCCCAGCTATAACCTGCATTAACCATACGAGAAACATTCTTGTCTTTGTCTCCAATATGATGGAACTCAAGGACACGATGATCACCCAAGTTACACCTTGTGCACTTAAGACCCTTCTTGTACGCAAGAAGGGTCTGTTTGTTTTGTTTGATGCGTTCTTTTCCTTTGCTCCAAGGCACGTTTGATTTAAGGAAATATAATTAAATTAACAGTTACAAATAAAAAAAGCAAGTGTCTAATAAAGTAATTGATTTGCTCAACAAAAAACGTACAGTTGCGCAAGGGGTAGGTCCAGAAGAAGTGCGGGCAATGGCTTTAGAAGCAGCCAAGAGAGCACAACAAAAAATTGGTGGAGGTATGTTTGGACAAGTATATGAAACTGCGCCAGGAGTTGTAACTAAAGAAATTGTTTTAGAGCGAAAACAAAAACTATTAAATGAAATTAATATGCAGGCACGTGCAGCAGAGTTGGGAATTGCTCCTCAAATTCAAAGCGCTTCTTTAATGCCGCCAAGAATAGGACAAACTGTTGTTGATATAGAGCCAGGATTTAATCCTAATTTGCGAGGTGAAATTGAAATGCAAGATTTAAGAACAAACTATGTTCCTTTGGGTGTTAACGTGGGTGATCCATATGCTCATTACAGAACGCCTGATTTTACTGGCGGTCCTCCTCCGGGAAAAATTGTTGCATTAAATCCTAGTTTAACTAACCAACAAATTCAAAAAGCTAAACTAGACACACATAAGCAATTAGCGCAATTAGCTTTAAACAATATTAGCTTAACCGATAGACATTCAGAAAATATCTTTGTAAATAAAATGACTGGTCGACCAATACAAATTGATTTTGGTTTTTCAGAACAAATTGTAACTCCAATGCAAAAAGCAGCAGTATTATCTAAGCACGTAAAAAATGGATTAGATGCGGCAGGGTTACCAGAGGAAGCTTCTATTTTTTATGCAACAACATCTAGTCTTTTAACTACTGATCCAGAAATGGCTTTAGATGTTGCAAAGCAAGGCCTTTCAAGATTACAAAAAATTAAAGCTCCAATTCAAGGTATGTAGGGCGAGGATGTCCACCTACGATCATCAACCGACAAAACTTGTGTTGATGCTTCTACGTTGTGGCCCAGGGGATCCTTCGTTTAATACAACTTTCCTGGTTGTACCCTAAATCGATCGCGCTGGAATCGAACCAGCTATCTTCGGCATTGCACCTATGTCCTGCCACTAGACTACCGATCGAGTGACCCCTCGGTTTGTGCATCATCTCTGAAAACCATTTTCCTGACGTCAGGAAAATGGTCTCCGTCTGAGAGCTAAGCATGAGGGGTGTGATGCCAGTTTTTATTTAGTACGTTATAGCCTACAAAAACTGGTAAACGGCAGCTAGTAACGGATAGATGGACCAAGCGTGGGCCCTGGTGAGGGGCGCAGGGGCTTGGCCTCTATCGATATAAGTATACCAGATTAAAGGTCTTCAAGTACCAGGCGTTTACCACGGAATTTGCTACGTGCCGTTTTATTTTTTGTATCAACAGCGGTTACCACAGCAATTTGAGGAGTGCTGCCATTTGTGTAAAGAAGATAGTCGCCTTTCTTTACGGCATCTGGTTGACAGACGTAGTGTGTTTCTTTGCCTGCAATAGTTGCAGAGAATGTATAAGGAAGAACTTCTTCAATTGTTTTTGGATCAAGGACGTGAATTTCACCAGTACCTTTTTCTTCAATTAAATAATTATTGCTTGAGTTTGTACCAATATGATTACCATAAGCAATAGTACCGTCAGTTTTGGTAAAGGAATAAAGAGTTTTGGTTTCAGCCATGGATTGTTCAGGTGATTCGTAAAGTTTTAACTCAGACTCGCTAGCTTCAAATGCTCCTTTGCCAGGAGGAAGGTACTTGCAATACCAATAAGAATTGTGGGAAGAGCTTCTCCATTCTATTTTTTTTTCAATACGTGCTGGGTTTTTTCCGTAAAGTTTGGTGACAATGTCGCCAATATTAAATTGAGACATTCAAATCAAATGCAGCAAGGCACCTCAGTATAGCAACGCAAGAAGCATTGCAACTACAATTAAGTTTTAAATTAACTTTACTTTTTTTTAGCTGCAGCTTCTTTCTTCTTTGCAATCATTTCTTTGAACCGATCACGTGCTTCCATCTGACCTTTAGACGCACCAGCTTTGCCTTTTTCGCCAGGCTTGGCGGGAGGTACAGCCTTGCCTTTGGGTGCCGGAGCTTTTTTCTTGTCCATAATCAGAAGTAATCTACTTTAATTATAAGTTAGTTATTTGTTTTTGTAGCGTTTGGCAGCACGTGCTGCTCTACCTGCTTTCTCTGCTGCTTCTGTATTTTTTACAAACTGTTTTCCTTGTTTGCTGCCAGCTCTTTTCTTTTGATCTGTTTCCTCACGTTCTTCTTTTGATAATGAGGCCCAGGCGCTTTCTGGAAGGTAACGCTTGGTATATCCTTTTTGAATTGCTTTGTCAGCCATAATCAACCCAGTGTTCCTATTGTTGCTTGCATAATTGTAAATTTAATTTCATCTGAGTATTTGCTGTTCTTAAGATCAGACATCTTAAAAGGGTATTGGAACTCTAAAGCTGCTGCTTTTAGTTCAGGATTTGTTGCTTGACTTGCATACATTTGCATTAAACGTTGATCGGGAAATACATCAGGCTCATATGCCTGCCTGGTTGCTTTTGCGTATTTACCTGCTAATTCCATTATTTGCTCTCCTTATACTTTTTGGCGGCTTCTTTTGCTTTACTTCTTTTTTCGTACTCATCTTTAGTCATCCACTCTTCTTTCCCCCACTTTTCTAAAGACTTTTGCTTTTCTCCTTTACCACCACGATAACCACCACCTGCTTCTTTATATTCTTGTGCCACGAGCTGAGCTTTACGTGCCGAAAATAATTAGCCTCACGGCTACGACCATTCTCCTGGTTTGCCGCCACGGCCTTCACGCATTACTCGATTTTTAATCCTTTCACGAAGATCAGGCTTTGTGTATTGGCTTTTATCTTCAGCCATAGCTTCCTCTTTCTTTTAAATAAAGAACTGCATTTGTCAATACATTTATATTATCACCAAACAACCCAAGGGCCCTGTTGCACTCTTTGCATAAAAGACCTCGAAACTCATTTGTTTTATGATTGTGATCCATTGCTAAAGCGTGTTTGTCTTTAGGCGGTTTTTTGCAAATAGCGCACACACCGTTTTGGTTGTTAAAAACAATTTCATACTGTTCTTTTGTTATTCCCCGCCTTTCGTACTTTTTATGAGTGTGATGGTAAAGAAGATCTTGCTCTTGTTTAATTTTTGCATAGTGTTCTTTGTTGTTTTCTAGCCATTTATTCCATTTGATTTGATTACATGTTTTGCATGAAGAATTTAAATACAACTTGTTATTTTGTTTTACTCTTTTAAAGGCATCCCATTCTAAAACTTTATTGCATTGAGAGCACATTTTGGTGCCATTTTCTCCGTACAATTGTTTAAAGCGTTTATTTACAAGTGAGCGACAATCTTTGCAAACACTGTCGCGTTTGATGCTTCCACTAGAAGAATATCCTTTGTTACCAAAATTAACATAAGGTTTTCTGACCAAACATTCGCGGCAAAGTTTTTGCATTGACTGGTCCTTGTGTATTTAAAGCTTAACACAAGGACCAGTCTGCAATCAAGTGTTTACTCAGGTTTTGCTAAAGGCAATAGGCATTTGTCTCCATCGCAACCAGCAGGACCAGCTTCGACCAGCTCACCGCTGTACTGGTCATAACGCATAAGGGCTTCAAAGAAATCAGAGGTAACCTGACGTTCCTTTACGCCAGCCTGTAGCTCATCATATTTTTCTTTCGAGATTGGTTCAAACGGTAAACGAGGGAACGTTTCATTAGCATCAAAGCGTGCCAGGAGAGCAGCAGAGATGTAACCCTTATTGTTTTGGATTGCATCATAAATTGCTTCCGACAGATCTTCAATTTCGTTCTCGCGATACTCAATAGTTGCACTCGTGTTATGGGCAGTGTAATACTTCTGTACTTGCATATAGAAGTCAAATTGTGCTGACGCAGAAAACTTACTGATCTCAACTTCATCTGCTCCAGGGACATTAGCCCAGCTCACTTCGGTTGGAATCTCAACCAACCATTCAGTACAACGAGGATCAAACGGATCATCAAGAAGACGCCCTTCTTCATCCTTGTCCGACTGAGAAGGCACTACCGTGTAGCCATAATCCATGCAGGCAAGTGCTACGGGATCATCACGACGGAACGTAATGCGACGGATAAAACGCTGAGCCTTGGGCGGATGCCAGCCAGGGGACGCATTCGTCAACAGGCTCTTAGTACCAGCAGGTTGGACAGTGGTGCAGCGATTAGGACGACGCAGTCCATGGCGGTCGCAGTAGTCCCACACGGTGGTGTGTACGATCTCTTTCCAACGGGACAGGTACTCCGCTTCTTTTTGCTTGAAGACAAGTCCTTCTTCTGTATCAGGACGACCTGCTTCCCACCACTTCAGCCAAGGAGTACCAAAAGCGTGG